CTAAATTGATTTGACATGTTTCTAGTCACAAAATGATCTAAGTAACTGGGAAATATGTAATAAACTCCCCTCTCTGGAGTAAATTTGGATAAGTATGCACTATTATCATATTGATTTAATTTAGGTAGAAAAACTATACTACCAGATCCTTCAGGCACCTCCACATATGTGACAGCAGAGACATAAGAATCAGAATGATTATGCATATTTGTACTCATGTTTTTTTCATGTATGTGCCCCCAATAATTTAACGGGCTTATTTTCTCTCCTGTTGCAGCTTGAAAATCCATCTGCATTTGTTTTAGGATATCATCAACTATGTTATTAGGTGGGCATATCGAATCTTCAAAATATGTGCTCTCAACCTCACACTTAAATTTATTGTGATAATTATCTAAAAGGATTTTTGATAAAGAATTTAGATCAACATCTACCTTACCTTTAATTAAATCTACTCTAGCTATGTTTATCAAATCTACATTTCTATCCGTCATTCTTGCATGTACCCCCAAGAAGTTATCAAATATTTGTGTCCTCCTATCGGTGGATTACCTCTATGTGTATGAGTGTATCCCGCTGGAAATATTAAAACATCTCCTGCAACTGCCTCCTCTCTACGATTTTGATATAAAAATTCTGTTTCTCCACCATCAAAATTATCATTAACATATAATTGAACAACAAAAGTTCGATGTGTGTTTATAATGCTAGCAGTTTCAAAATGCCATGAGTGAAATCCTCCACCCATAGGTATTTTTTTTATCTTCAAATCATATAATAAAAATTTATAATCACTTAACACACTGAAAGCTTGCAGATATTCATCAACACAAGGTTTAAATTTTGGTAATATTAATGTGGATATTTTACAACCAGCTTTCTCATCCAAAACCCAATCATGAGATGTATTCGTACTTATATGATCCGTATTATGCAAAGATGTTTTATTATGAAACATCAAACTATTTTTTTCATAATAATCAATATGAGATATTATTTCTGTACAATCTTCAGTTGTAAATGCTCCACAATAACGTCTTATTAAATCAGATTCAAGTGTCATCAGATCTCTCTTTCGATGTTTTCCAAAAATAGTTATCTTCAGATCCTAACCCATCACGATCATGGCCATTTTCTACTTGGTAGTAGATAGTTGATACTTTAAAATCAGGATCTTTTGGTTTTTCTGGTGTCAAACTATTATCGAATATTCTCATTCTATTATTAGGATACAACGCAAACTGCCCATTGTCAAGTTCTATAATATTATGACTCTTATGTTCCTGTGGTTCTTCACTTGTTGAACAATCAACATCATGTATATTTTCATGATAATTATCTATCGTACAAACATAGGTTCCTGTTTGTGTGCCATAATCTCTTGTCATAAGTTCAAAGTGCATTGACCCTATGAATTGTTTATACACTGATATGACACCATAATCCATGGCGTTCCAGAACTGTAAGTTGTGTAACTCCATGTCTGGTTCTGGTTTTTTTGGTGATGATACAAAAGCACTGATCGGCAATTTATCATACATCGCCGCATAATCTGGTAGATATGTCTCGAAATAGAAGGCACGGCCTGGGATTGATTTCAAAGTAACCCAATATCCCTCTACAAATTCTCCGTGGCCACTCTTATGATTTGTCAAATACTCCTTTCTTACCCACACCTTATAAGCAGGCAAATTGCATATTAAAGTTGACATACTGTATGTTTTTTAGGTATTTATTGTGTCAAGTTATATGGATTAGAAAACAAATCAGCAAATAAAGAACCTCTTGATGTTTTATATCTTGAATCTGGTATTGGATCATACATAAACCATCCAGTAGCAATATATTTCGTCTGAGTCTTACTTACAATTCCATTATGAAAGTGAGTCCAAAACGCTGGCCAAATTACACATCTTCCTTTAACTGCATTTATTGTTCTATCATAACTTTCAAAATATGTGCCTCCATCGTCTGTAACAGTATTTAAATAGATCATCCAAACTAGCATTCTTCTAATACTGTGTTGACAGTATCCTTGATTTTCAGAATGTGATATAAAATAACCCATGTTTGGATTATATTTTTGCAAACAGTAACAATTATCGACACTCCAAGGTGCATCTGTTCTTTTTAATTGGTGATGTTTTTCCGTGTATTTGTTAACACATCTGCAAAGAGCGTTATTAATCGCCACTGCATAAGGAGATGGTTCGACTAAAAAAGTATCTTCAACATAAAATACATCCTTCCTACCCTTCTCATCAACTTTCCTTTTAGGAAGTTTATCTATCATCTCTACAGTATAATCACACATATCAGATGACAAAGCATCATCATAAATCTCTATAAAATCTGTCATAATAAACTCCTATTCATATTTGCATAAAAATGAACTACCATAATCTTTTTGATACCTGATTTAACCTTTAACCCTCTATGTAAAAAAGACCAATTAGATGGGAAAATTAAAGTATAATTTTTTTTAGGTACGATAACTTTACTCATAATTTCTGTTTCGCCACCATCAAAATCATCATTTAAATATGTGATTGATGACACAACCCTTTCAGAATTATCTTTTGATAATTCATCAACATGATATTTGAATTCATCATTCACATTATATCTAGCGAACTTTAGACTGTAAAAAAATTTGTTGGATGTAAAAGCTTTTAGAAACTTAGATTGGCTTGAATGTATAAAATTTAAGTACGCATCCACTATATCATGTATACGAGGTAAATTTTCTTTAGTAATTAACTTTGGATCATATACATCTCGATTTGCATTATCTGAATCAGGATTTTTTATCCAACAATCAGTGTGTATTGAATGATTAATTTTTACAAATTCATCTTCAGTAAAAATTTTATCATAAAATATTATCTTATCAAACATTAGAACTCTTTCCCTATTGGTATCTCAGTTGATTGAAAATTAATATTCATCAAATATCTTCTAGGAACATCTGTTTGAGATATACCAGCATGTTCTTGATGAGAATTAAAAATAATCATTCTATTTCTTTTTGATTCTATTTCAGTTCCATCTTTGAATATGGTTTTACCATTACAATCATTAAAATATAAAATTGATGTAAAAGCAAAATCACTATAGAGAACATTATCGGTATGAAATTCTCTTTGTTCTGGTGTTCTGGTGTATATGTCGCAATTTAGCTTTACAGTAATTAAATTTTGTATGTGTAAAAAATCAAATATAGGACTAAACTGTGAAAATTTATTACTAGTGAATCCAGATTTTGAATGATAAACTGTGTTTGTAAATCTCCAATCATCACTCTCACCCTCATTTACAGTGCCTACAATCAAATTCCAAAATATATTACTTCCCATCACAAATGATGAAATACTATCAAAAACTATTTCTGGTAGAACATTATCAATAATATATCTTTTTGTTTTTAAATTATTTGGTTTGTCAATTTTTACATAATTAAGATTCATTACCTAGGAAGGTTCAGTTGGCCATGTAAATGAAGTATAGTCTAAGTAACCTGTGCTTGTCAAGTTTGGAGATGCTGTCGCAGGTAAATCTCTAAGTGCCTGACGGTAAGCTTTCCAACTATCTGAAACAGGAACACCAGTTTCATTTGATTTTATGACGACCCAATCAGAGTCAATTAATTTTTCATTCCTTTCAATTCTTAGTATTTTAAGAGCCTCAGATTTATCTAATTCAATAATTTTTTGATTTAATTCAGATTCTGTTGGTTTTAAAGATGTCAACCAAGTCATACCCAAATAATCTATGCCATCCCATGTAAAAAGACATTCAGTAGTACCAGCACCAATTGCCATCGCTGCATCTGCTAAATCATGTTTTCGGATATAGTGTGTTGAAGATACTCCAACATTATTAGTATGTACTATCACATTTCTTTCTTTATTGTATTCCATATTACCTCATGAAAACTAAAACACAACTACTATAGTCTAGATGAGTAGAGTTCTGACCACGATTACCTGTTCCCTCATCATAAAAAGATCTATGACCATCATCCCATCCAAAAAATGCTGACGAATCAGTATCCTGTCCACAAGTGCTATCAGTCGCACTCACAGCCCACTTCGCATCTTGAGCAGCATCATAATACCACATACTACTTTGTGGTTTTGAAAATCCACCTGTCTTCATATAATTACTACCAGAGTTATCAGATATACGAATTGAAGTCAATTGCCTGTTATCCCACCTACCTCTACCATCTCTCGCCCCTGCAGTCCTTACTCCCTGTTTAGTATCACTAATTGCTGTGGTTCTATATGAAATTTGATCACTACCCTGATTATTCGTACCATGAAGATTATCACCATGATTTGCATTTAACATCCACTCCCATAGCTGAGGGTGATATCTTTGATCTCCTTCATGATTTATATTAACTACACGGTAAATCCAATCAATTGTTCGATTACCCAAGATATTACTCGCATCTGTATGTCCTAAAAATCTTATCTCTTTTGGTTTGAAAGTTCCCCAATCAGCAGACCAATATGATGTTCCACTTGTACTTACATCGTCTAATCCTCTTACAGAAGTCATTGTGTTTTGCACTGTGAGACTGGCATCTGCAGCATATCTTCCTATCAGAACCCAACCTTGATCCCCCCCTTGAGATGTTCCTTCGCATCTTAAAAAATACCCATCTTGAACTCCACCATCTGGAGTGTTGAATTTATAAACGCCTGATGAAGCACCACCATCCCACAATTGTTGTGGATGATCAACTACACCATAATCTACTATACCATTGTCGTAAATAACAGGCATTACTGTACCTCCTTCAACATCATTTCGTACTTTTTACCATTTTTATTATTTATCATGTAAATTCCATCAGCACCCTCTTGTAATGTCCAGTTACCTGTAGTGCCATCCACAGAGTTTGGAGATCCACCTTCATTACTAAAGTGCATGTCCATGACGTATACGTTTCTCCATTTTAGTGAACTTGTTCCTAAATCTCTTCCATTGTTTGCACCTGGCACAAAGTGACCATCATTATTAAATCTGGCCAATTCCATGTTACATTCTTCTGCTGTTAAATTACCACTATTACTAGAGTGTCCTTTGAATACAATATCACCATAAGATGACCATATTTTGAATTGTTCTGTACCTTTATGATCGTATTGTATACCAGCTCTTAATTGTCTGGCTGCTGACGAATTAGCAGCATAGTGCCACATCAGACCCCAAGAAGTATCTTCACTACTAGTTCCCCCTGACCAGTTACCGTTCGTTTGACCAAAGCTCATATGATGATTATCATGATAAGCATCACCAGAAGAATCTGATGTACCAAAAATCACAGTTTCATTTATGATATTAGAATTTCTAGTGCCAGAGAAGTTTGTTTTAGCAGGAAACCTTAGTTGGCCTTCATCTTCACTACCATCCATACGTAACATGAGTTCTCCATTAGCGTATAAATCCAGATGTTCTGTACCATGTTGATATTCAATTTGTCCTTTTGGTGCATTAGTAGTATCTTCATCATGGAAATATAAACAACCAAAACTAGAAGTTCCTGATTTGATAGTAATTCCATTAGTTCCAGATGTACTTCCAACAATTAACTGGTCTACATTTGAATGTGTAGTTGCATTTGTGCCAGCAATTAAAACAACTCCACCTGATGTGATGCGAAGTCTTTCAGGAGCACCAGACCCAGTACCAAATAATATATCCCCAGTTGGCCCAGAAGATATACCAAAATCGTCATTAGCTCCACCATCAACAGCAAAATTACCTGTACCAATATATCCGTAAGTATTTGAAGAACCTCTATTGAAACCCATACCAACAATTCCAGAATCATTATTTAATCCAAGGGTTCCATCTATAAGAACTTGTCTACCAAAAGTACCTGTATTATTATAATTACCACCAATTGCAACCTTACCATCAGATGCGATGCGAAGTCTTAGAGAGCCACCTGCATAACAATCTATACTACCATTTGAATTTCCAGAATTACCTGCAGTCAATTCTAATTTTCCATTGGCACCACTATATTCATTTCCTGTTAAGTTTATATTCGCACCTCTTGAGGAATCCGTGGTTCCACCAGCAGCGATTGTAATTCTTTTATTATCAGATCCATCACTAGTATCTGTGATAATATCATTATTTGTATTAGTAAATTGTATGACAGTTCCAGATTGTATTTTTACTTTACCATCTGATGTGATGCGAAGTCTTTCGGTAGAAGATCCAGTATCTCCAGAGTTAGTAGCAATAAAGAAGTTAGATCCTGACCCAGTGCTATTAGAACTTTGTCCGATGCGACATTGATCTGATTGTTTATCTGTTCCTGATCTCCATTCAATATATAAACCTTCATTTGCACCAGAAGAACTAATATCATTCAATATTAAACCTGTTCCTCCTCCACCACCAATAGTATCTCTTATCTCTACTTTTGCACCAGCAGTAAAATTACTATCATTACCGATACATAAATTTCCATTTCCTTGAATACGGAATCTTCGACTTCCTTGAAGAAAGAATTCAAAATAATCGGAAGTATTATTACTCGTGTGATTGTATAACAGTCTACCTATAATATCATTATCAGTGTCTCCAAAGTGAACCGCTGATGAACCATCGTTACCCGCTAGAATACCAATTGAAGCAGCATGACCAGCTGCACCAGTGGCACGGAAGGTCGCTATGACATTATTCGTAATTGATGAAGGGTTAGAGCCAGGGGATCCAGTTGCAACAACAGCGAGTTTTGTGTTAGTACCACCCTCTGTGCCATTCCCTGCAACACCTATAAGTGTCTGTCCAGTAGAGTTGATAAGAGATCTCTGCGTTAGTGAACCACCAGATGTTCTTGTATAGAAAGCTAATTGACCATCATCTTTATTTGTTGTATCTGCCCCTGCCTGATGATCAATCATGGTAACATTAGTACCATTCCAGTATCCATGAACACTTAAAAGAGTATTTCTTTGAGCACTACGATTCGCATCTCCTATAATTTGTGGAGCAACATTACTTGTTGTACTAATCTTATATCCACCAGTTCCAGATATCGTGTTGATTACATTACTGCCATCATAAGTAAAGTTGGTTTCACCAGTCATGGCATGAGTGCCTGTTGCAGTCACAATTCTATTGTTCGCAGCGTTCGCTAAAACAGCTAAGTTACCAGATGTGTTTGGTATTGTGACTGTAACATTACCTGAGTAAGTTGAATGAGCAGGGGCTTGCAGTCTGGTATAATGTGCATTACTGACTTCACAATATAAATCTATTCTTGCTGGGGTGCTATCACCACTATTCAATACAATCTGATTATCTGCAGTTACTGTTCCTGTTACATCAACTCCTGTGTTTGTAGTCTCTAATTTCGTTGAACTACCGTAATTTAATTGAGAACTACCGCCAGAAGGTGGTTCTAGCATTAGATTGTCATTAGCAAACCGTAGACTACCTATACTATTAGATGCTGATTGCAACTTTACTCTTGTTACAGAAGAATCAGTATCTACTAAAATACCTGTGCTTTCAGTTTCAAGAATACGAGTTCCACCATGCAACAATTGTACTGATACACCATCTGTAAAGTTAGCTAGTCCTACAGTAGAATCAGCATTTGTAATTTGAACCTGACTTGCAGCGATTCTTAATGCACCAGTTCCGTCTTCTTTTATATAACTATTGCTTCCATCATGAAACAACTCTAAATCAGTGTGAGATCCAAGGCGAATTTTTTTACTATCACCTAAATCTAAATTAGTTCCATCATAAGTTAATGTTGACTCACCATTTAAGGTATTCGCAGTTCCAGATCCAGTAATTATTCGATTGTCTGCATTATTGTTTATTGTTGTCCCTGTAATGCCAGTTAATTGTGTTCCATCACCAACAAATGTTGTGGCTTTGACTGTTCCTGTTACTTCTAATTTTTGAGTGGGTATTGTACTTCCGATTCCAACACGATCATTGGCAATATCTACAAATATATTATTCTGTGATACTAAATCTCCAGTGACTCTTGATCTGTTCATTATTTCTAGATGATTACCCTATATGTTATTTAGTTATGACACACCTGTTGGTGACTCTCCAGATCCATTTGCACCATCTCCAATAACCGAACCGTTTTTAGTTCCATAAGACCAATTTACTCCACTTCCTTTACGTATTGCGGAACCTTGAGCACCACCGCCACCAGCACCATGTTGTGCAGAACCACCAGAATCTGCGGCCTCTCCTTGACTACCACCCTCTCCACCGCTAGCACCAAACGCTTGGTTAGAAGCATTTCCTCCACCACCACCTTCACCAGCTTCACTTATATCCCCAGCGGTTCCATCACTACCAGCAGCCTGATTTGCTCTACCACGATCACCACCAGAGCCGCCAGGAAAACCTTGACCGCCTCCGCCGCCTCCACCACCAGCTCTTCGGTCTGCGTTTTTATCTGATTGTCTACCGCAGCCGCCTCCGCCGCCTCCACCAAAACCACATTTAATTAATCCACCACTCGCAACATTAACAACTGTGCCGTTGTAATCAATGCCTAAAGCAGAAGCACCAGCCTGACCAACATTACCAGCATCTAAATCATTTCCACCTTCTCCACCATCTCCACCAGCACCATGTATCGCTCCCTCTCCACCAACATCTACACTTAAAGTTGTACTACTATTCCAATTTCCTGTTCTTAATGCACAAACGTTTTGTTCTCCTTTCTTTCCACCTAAAGTTTTATTAACATGAATACGAACTCGATGACCTGAAGTGTTACTTGGTTTTGATTTCAATCCACCAATTACATGAACCTTATCATTTTGATCATTATATCGAGTTTTAGCATTCATAGTGTTATCACCCTGATCCTGTCGAGTTATATTTCCACCACTGTAATAATCAACTACAATATTTAATTTTTTATTTCTCATATTATCATATGATATTGTACCTGATGTTGGCACTCCATCACCTATTGCAAGAGTCAATTCTCCTTTTGTTTGACTGACACGGTAAGATCCTAGTGCAACTTTTCCCTCTCCAGTCTCACCAAATTCATTTTTGATGTCTTGAGCTGATATTTGTCCAGATGGTGTTGTCATAGTTTACTTCTTGAGTTCGTCGATTTCTGCTTTGAGTTCCTTGATTGCCTCTATCAAAAGAGGTACAAGTTTTTCATATCTCACACCTTTAGTTCCATCATCTTTAGTTTGAACCACGCCAGGTAATCCAAGTTCATCAACTTCTTGTGCAATCACTCCAGTGTCCTCCTTACCAACTATTTGAACCAATGATTCTGGAGCTTTATCATTCCAAGTGAATGTATTACCACTGATTGATAATACTTTTTCTACTGCATTAGTGATTGGTTGAACATTATCTTTAAATGTAATATCAGATGTATTAAAAGCAATGATATTACCATCACTAAGAATATTCCTACTTGTACCATGAACATGTAGATTTGAATTATCAAAGGTTAAGTTAGATTCAGAGTTTGCAGTTGAACCACCCTCTGATGTAATAATTCTATTATTACCAGCATTGTTAAGAGTGTTAATCGCAACAACAACAGTCTTAAATGTGTTGTCTCCAGCTAGAAAAGTTGTGCCACTCTTTGTTCCACTATCTCCAAGACGACCAATCGGAACTGTGCCAGATGAAAGTTGAGATGCATTTAATGATGTTATGTTAGATCCATTACCTCTAAGAGTGGAGCTAGAACTACAATCAATAGTTAATCCAGATAACGTAGCAGTGTTTGGATTATATACGAAATGGCTATTATTTTCATCAATTAAAAGTCTTTCATACCCTGTACCATTTTGTGCGGAGAATGTTACTTGGAAATTAGTATCATTATTTGTTTCATCAATATTTACATTGTCTGCGGTTGCTGCAGTTCCTGTAATACTAGATGTAATTGAGTCTGGCAATCTTGCATCATTGATAGTTCCTGATGAAATATTAGATGCGTTTAATGAAGTAAGAGTTGAACCATTTCCATTAAACTGACCAGCAGTTAATATGTTGGTACTTGCATTATATCCAAAATTACCATCAACAAAAACAGTCTTAGCTGCACCACCAGCATCTACAAACGTTGGGAAGAAATTTGTATTTGAATTAGTGGTTGAAATATCAACAGTATCAGAACTTGCAGCATTTCCTGTAATATTAGAAGTAATTGTGCCTGGCAATCTTGCATCATTAATAGTTCCAGATGAAATATTAGATGCGTCTAGAGTTGTTAATCCAGAACCATTACCAAAATATGTTCCAGTTATCGATACATTATCATTAATCTCAACTGTTCCATTAGCAGAATCTAATACCAAATTACCAGAAGACGTACTTATAACATTATTAGCACTAATACCAAGTCTAAGATTATCAATATGAGCCCCACCATTTGCATCTAAAAGGCCTGCGATTGTTACACTACTATTAAAATCAGCTGTATTATCAACGTCTAATACATCAGCATTTATAGTTCCATCACTATAAATGTTTCTCCATTGAAGTGTTGATGTGCCAAGATCTCTTGCATCATCTGTACTTGGAACTAAATCACTATCAAATCTACCAGTCGCAGTAATTGTATCTGAACTTGCGTCACCTAAATCTACATTTCCTTTTAATGAGGAATTACCAGTTACATTTAGATTTCCTGATAAAAATGAATTGTCACCAACCTCTAATGTATCAATGTGGGCAATTCCATCTATGAATAAATCTTTCCATTCCCTATCCAACTGTCCCAAATCTCTTGCATTATCTGTGCTTGGCACTAATGAAGTATTGAATCTACCTGTTGCAGTGATGGTGTCAGAAGATGCATTACCTAAAGTTACGTTACCATTAGCAAAAACATTACCTGTGAATGTGGATATACCAGCAACTTTAAAGTTTCCTCCGTGCGGAGCAACATTAGTCAAGTTAATATTACTAAATGTCGCAGCTGCACCAACCTTTATCTGATCTAATTCAACATCAGTGAACGTAATATTGGATGGGAACGTTGCAACACCAACAACATTTATTTGGTCAACCTGTAAACCAACACCATTAGTAGTAGCAGTAGTTTCATTACTACTGTTTCCAGGCGTATTCTGCATTAATATTCGACTACCATTACCTGTAAAGGTACTGATACCAGTCACATTAATTTGATCTGCAGTTAATCCAGCGTTAACATCAACATGTTTACTAAAGGTGGAGATACCAGTTATATCATTACTACCAGT